AAATTATCTTATGGATATGATTAAGATTACTTGCAAAGCATTAGATGATCTTAAACTTGGAGATGAAGTAGCAAGTGAAAGATACTGCACGCATAAATTTAAAGAATTAGTTTTAGATAAGATTGGCAGAATAGATTACGAACAAATGAGTGGAACTAAACTTGTAGAGTTAAAGACCAAGCATAGATCAAAAAGAAAGTCAGATACTAAAGCAGGGTTTAGTTGGATCAAAGCATACTTACCAAAACAACCAGATATAAATCATGTACGCCAGTGTGCTTTCTATTGGTATGCTACAAAAAAAATCCCTCACTTACTTTATGTTAATCAAGATAACTTTAATGTGTTTACTCCTGACACTTGTGATTTGCTTACGCCTGAATATATGGAATTTTTAATTCAACAAGATTTATTAGTTGATAAAATTCGTCAGAACATTGTGTACTTATGTCGTGGCTCGGCAAAAGATATGAGTAAATTAATTCCTCCACCAGACTTTTCAAATTATATGTGGCGAGATGTACAGCCAGAGCTAATAAAAAAAGCAGCTAGTCTTTGGGACAATGTGTAGAATTATGGATATTAATTGGTATCATAAACAACATCATAAAATTCGTGAGCAATTTCGTCATGATATTATAATGGGTAAAATTAAAGAGAGAGAAGATAAGGAATTTAGATATATGTTTATAAAGATATTATTAATTATTGTTATAGCAATAGTGCTTATAACTTTAATTACTAGATGAAAGTAATTCTAATGATCATAATGATGAATGGCACAGTACATAATCTAGGCTATCAAGTTGAATCTTATGACGCTAGAACTTGCGATAAGTTATTTGACAGTGTAACTTACAAAGGAAAAACAAGCGGTAAGAATAAGGTAGGTACTTTCTATAAATCAAAAGAAGTATTTGCTCATTCATGTTCAATAGAAAAAACAACTAAAGGAAACAATGAAAGAAAAAATAAAACAAGTTAATGAATTGTGTGCAGCCAATGGCACATACATTAATCAACATGGAAAGAAAACAGTATCAGCTTGGTCTAAGATTAAATACTTTAGAGAGGTATTTGGTACTGAGTTTGGTATCAACTGCGTAATACAAGAACACTCTGATCGTTATGTGATTATGAAGTGTATGATTATGGGTTATGATCCTGAAAGAATTATTGCAACTGGTTACTCAAAACAATACCGAGATAAAGCTGGGTATCTTGAGATAGCTGAAACATTTGCAATCACACGAGCTTTATCATTCATGGGACTTTGCTTAGAAGATTTGACAAGCAAAGAAGAGTATGAGGAATTAGATATTCCAGTACAACCTATGAATGGGAAAGACACTACATCAATAAATGTTGATGATGGTGTAGTTAATGAACTGATGAAGAAGGTACATTATGCACCGCATACAGCGAAATTAGATTTCCTGTGGCGTGCTAATAAAGATCTTCTAAATCAAATAAAAATAAAAGATCAATCCACTTACAATTCTATTTTAAATAAATTTAATAGTAAGCGTGATGAGATCACAACTCAAAATGAGGTATAGATGAACGAGCAACCAAAGAATAAGATATATTTAAATCTTGTTCCTAACTTAAATAAAAAAGCAGGCGACAATCAACCAGTAATGGTAGCACCTAATTCTCCAAAAGCTCCAGAAGGAAAAAATTGGAAGATGAATGTGAATATTAATGGTGAGTGGTACGACTACTGTGCATTTGACGGAACTGACATAGAAGGTAATCCAACAGGTGGTTACACTGTGATCATAACTAAAAAAGAAGCACAAGCAGCAGCAGGAGAAAATAAACAACCAGCATTTAAAGCTGGTGGATTTCAAAAGAAAGCGTTTACAAGTAACAAATCTTTTGGTAATCGCAATTACTAATAGTAGGTAATACTATTATTACCTCTATCCCTAGGGTTTTCATCAGGCAGTCATGCCTACCCTTTCATTGTTTCCCTAGGGGTAGAGTAAAAAACAGAAAAGGATATACATGGTAAGCAAGTCAGACTTCATTGATATTGAAGAAAAGATTCAAAAAAGAATTATAGCAGAACGTAATCAAGAGTATGGAGATTACCAAGAGAACTTTGCATTACTTGCTGAGCTGTTCTCTATAGTTCTATTTAATAAAATTAAAGTAGCATTACAACCAGAAGACGTTGGTCATATAATGATGGCACTTAAACTATATCGCTGCACTAAGAAATATAAAGCAGATAGTTATGATGATCTAGCTATCTATTGTAAGATGACTAAGCAGGTTAGGCAGAATAAAAAATCATGAAGGTTGTAAGATTAAAAAAGTGTGAATGTTTTTTTACTTATGTAGAAGAATTTGACACAGCAGAACATGCCATTGATCCTGATAAACGAGGTTTGTTTATTAAAGTTAAGGTTGGAGCAATAAGAGTAAACTCAGTAAGTATAAGACAGAAAGAAGATAAATATGATGAACATAAAGCAGCTAAAGGAACAAATTAAATTAAGATACACTACTAATGTGTATGCAAACTTAACAGATAAGGAACGTAAACTATATCGTTTAGGTTTTAAGACTGGATATAAATTAGCTAGAGAGTTTTTTAAAAGACATGTTGTTACTAAACAGAATACAGTTTTTAAAGAAGTTATTAAGTATGTAACTATTAATGATGTGGTTGTGCCTGTTAATGTTAAGCATGCCTTAACTATTATTGCCAATCAACTTAGCATAGATGTTAATGAAATACTTACTAAGACTAGAATACAATCAGCTGTGATTGCACGATCCATTTTAATTAATGTTCTTAGAGATAAGTACGCAATGCCATTTACAAAGATAGGTGTGCTACTTGGCAATCGTGATCATACAACTATGATCCATCATGTTAGAATGAAAATGAATAAGGAACATTTCTGGCAGCCAAATCATATTATCTGGAACAGATATAAATATGTTATGGATAATGTTGATTAACTACTTTTTAAATCCTGATAACAAACTCTTATAAGACTTCTTAGATATAGTAGATTCAGATTTAGATCTTGATGTACCAGCTTCTTTACGTTTGTTTATATTATAATATAAACCTTTACGTGCAGTCTTACCTTCTTTTGTTTTATGATATTTAGATTTATCCATATTATTTGCTCATTAGTGATTTGCCTTTTTTACCATTACCAATAATTCCTCTACCTTTCAAGACATCTTTGAAAGTTACTTTACCATCACCAGTTAGATCTGGAAAACTTTTTTTCTTTTTATTATCTTTTTTCATTGGCATATTTATGTTTACACTTTTTAGTTTTTAAGTACTCAATGTACATTGACATACGCTTATCATTTTCTGTATTGATGACAACCTTTTGTTTCTCTGCTGTTCTTACATTATTAAAGTAAATATCATAGCAACTATGATCAAGGCTATGGCAAAAGTTAAGTTTCTCTGCATTTATAACCCAGCCACCTTCATTGCTCATGTGTTCTTTGCCACAGATATGGCAGTTACCACAGCTCTTTAATATTTCTTTTCTCTTACCCATTAGCTCTTCTTATTTCTATTAGCAAAATTTCTAGCTGCCTCTTTTGATCCAAATCCCCAGGCTTTCAGTGCTAGCTTTAATCTTGTTGGTTTGCCTGACTTAGATAATAAAGATCCAGCCATACCACCAAATCTTGCAGCAAAAGAAACTCGTCTTGGATTAGTGCCTGTCTTTACAGGAGCTTTAAGATTAGATCCTTCAGTACGATTAAAGTACTTACGACCAGCTTCGTTTAAACCACCGCTTGGATTTTGATACATTTTTTTAACCATTATAATTTTTCTCTAAAAGGGTTGTAGTCATCCTCATTTATCTTAAAGCATTTACACTGTTTTAGTAAAGCACAAAATCCTTTTCTTAACCAAAAAATACTAAAAGATATAGAAGATGAACAGAATGAGTTGATCATTCAACTAGAACAATTAAGAAGAATAAGAGGATAATATGTTTGATAAAATTAAAAACAATCTTAAAGAAATTATAGCTACAGTTGCAATCATTGGTACTATTGGTGGTGGCTTTATTAAGTATGGAGAGATTATGTCAAAGATTGATAGCATTGATCCTGCTAAAGCTGGTCAGATTAAACAAGACTTAGCCATTGCACAAAAAGAAATTGAATTACTAAAAGTTCAAATGAAAGAACTTAGAGCAAGCTCATCTAACCCACTAGCTAGATAATGGTTGTCTATAGAGGAGAAAGATTCTCCGGATATAATAAACAGAAGAGAACTCCAGGCGAAAGAAAGAAGTTTGCTGTTCTAGCAAAGAAGGGTAACCAAGTTAAGATAGTTAGATCGGCAGCAACATGATATGGAGATGAAGATTAAAAAATTTATAGCTGCAAGACGTAAGTCTTTTAGAGCTAGACATAAATGCGATACTGCTAAAGATAAATTTACAGCTAGATATTGGTCTTGCAAAAATTGGTAAGAATGATTGATATAAAGAACAGAGGAACAAACGATCTTGAAGTTATAATATATAAGTTAAAAAAACGTACTGATGTTTTAGAGAAATTAATAAAAAAATTAAAAGACCAAATTAAATCTAATGAGTAATGACTAAAAAAAAATTCAGACTACAGCATGTAGGATTTTGTAAATCTTGCGCTGTTGAAATTA